GTGGAAAATTGCTGAATAAATGGGTGGGCGACACTTTTGATTACAATATCCAAAAGAACATCAAATCTGAACTGCTGACGGGCATGTTAAAAGGTGAAAGCTACAAAGATATGACAAAGCGGTTCAGCGGCAAGGTATTCAACGGTCTTGATAACGACATGGAAGCTCTGACCAGAACGTATGTGCAATCGGCCAATGTAAATGCGGCCCAGGACGTAGCCGCGGCGAACGCCGATATCGTGAAGGGCTGGAAATGGAACAGCGTAGCGGAAAACCGAACATGTATTCGGTGTATGTCATTGGATTCGCAGGATGAAGTTTATTCAATAGGGAAAGGGCCAGAGATGCCTCTTCACCCACGGTGTTTTGTTTCTCAAAAGGTTCCTATTTATACTTCAAAAGGTTGGAAACCAATTGGAGAGGTTAAAATAGGGGATTTTGTGCTTACGCATAAGCATAGATTTAGAAAAGTATATGCATTGCCGCGATCACGTCAATTTGCGCCGGATACAGTAAGGATTGAATTTAAAAAGTTTGAAGGCGTGTCTTTAACCGCAAATCATATGGTGCAGGTTGGGGACCCGGATACAGGGAAAACAACATGGAAAGAAGCGGGTGATTGTAAAAAAGGCGATCACATTATGTTACTTGCTAATAGATGTCATAGATGCGGTAAGTTAATTCCTTACACGCAAAAGTATTGCGGGCATCGTTGTGTTAGTTTGGATATTACGGATCGACAATGGAGTGATCCAGAGCATCGAAAGAATATAAGTGTAAAAAATAGTATATCCATGAATAACCAATATACGTCAGGAGAAAGAGATAGATTCGAAATAACGAAACAGGCGAATAAAGTAAATATTGAAATGATAGAAAATGGGGCACATGCGTTTCAACAGGAAGATATACATGTGTTGTCAAATGCAGCGAACAATACGCCAGACCATAAAAAACGAAGTTCGCTTCGAATGAAAAAGAAAAACCCTATGCATGATCCTGCGGTTGTGAAATTGGTACAAGATAAACTCGCTGTTTGGCGTGATAAATACCCGGGGAAACATCCTAATGTGATTATGGCAAAAAAAGGGTTTATGTCTGGTATTGAAAGAAAGATGAAACAGATATTGGATAAAAGTGGGGTGCAGTATCAAGCGCAATTTCCAGTTAAACGAAAAGGCAGGGGTTATTATTTTGTTGATTTTGCTATTTCATCTTTAAAAATTGCAATAGAGGTTGATGGTGCGTACTGGCACGAAAATACCGAAAAAGATATGATCCGTCAGCGTGAAATTGAAAAGGCAGGCTGGACAGTAATTCGATTCAGTGAAGAACGAATAAATAATTGTTTGAATGAGGTTACGGATGAAGTTACGCGAATGGTATGCAATCATTCTGAGTTATATGAAACGGTTCCATGGCTTGTTACGGGTGTAATAAAGAAAAAGTTAATTGGTACTCGGAATTTGTATAATTTAAGTGTGGAAGAAGACGAATCATATATTGCAAGGGGAATGGTAGTCCATAATTGCCGATGCTTTCCAGAGTTCGTGACAAAGACATTCAGGGAAATGGGAGTTGATGTCGACGAAATTGAAAAGGCTTATCGTCCATATACAGTCAGGGGCACGGTTGATCCGCTTACGGGTAAGATTATTCCTGGTAAAATTGGAGTTGGTGGAGGAAAAATCATCGAAACTGGGCGCTTTCTTGGAACGTATGAAGATTTTCTCAAAACGCAACCTGTGAATGTCCAAAAGCAGATACTGGGGCCGAGCCGATTGGAATTGTGGAAAAGTGGGAAGGTGGCGTTGAAGGATTTTGCGGATGCGAAGGGGAATCAATACTTGTTGACGGAGTTGCGGGGCGTTAAAGCGGCGGAGAAGGGATTTGTTCCTGCAAAGACGATACGGGATGCCGAAAAGTTAGCTTTGCAAGCGCAGGGGGTGGCTGTATCTGGGATTGATGATTTGAAGGTTCTTAATGAGTATATGGAAGCTCTTCATGAATCGGGAGTAAAAAATATATCGACAATTAAGGGATGGGATGGTCTGGGTGGTAAATGTTTTGCAGATAAAGTGGATGCTGCGGGAAATATTTTGACATGGGGGATTCATCTACCATCAAAAGGGATGACGCATATTGCAAAAATAACGGATATGGTAGATCATTGCCCGAATGCGTTGGAAAAATACTATACAAAGGATTTGAATTATAATTGGGATGAATTACGATATAAATTTAAACGTGGTACTTCCGTGCAATCCACAAAAGATATTGCAACGCATGAGATAGGGCATGTAAAAACAGCATTTACGGATAAAGAACTTCCAAAAGGGATAAAACATTGGGGTGCTGTAGAAGATGAATTTCAAAAATGGGTGGACGCCCCCGGCACTCGGGGCATATTTAGCACGTATGGCGCTTCGCATTATGGGGAGGCATTAGCGGAGGCCTATGTTGAGTATTCGAAAGGCGCGTATAAAAAAGGAATGCTACCTGCATTTTTAGAGGATATTTTTCTTCAAAAAGTTAAAAGAGGCGGGAAATGATAACTTCTTTTGTCGATACATTTGGATTTTGTTCTTATTGCAAATATAAAAATGAAGAAGGGCGAAAATGTAAGGCATACCCAAACGGTATTCCGGATGCGATTATTAAAGGCAAGATTGATCACACGAAACCTTATCCTGGTGATAACGGGATTCAGTTTGAAGTAATAAAATAGAAAAAAGTGGGACGTTGAAAAGATGAATGTATCCGATGAAATTTTTGATATTGTGAATCAAGAACGTATTGAAAATGAGGAATGTGTTACCGGATTGCGCCGAAAAATTGAACAATGTGGCAATGATGAAGATAAAGAATATTATGAGACATTGAAAAGGGAAAAGTTAGAGCATTTATGATTGTATTAAAATAGTAGTAAAATAAACCATAAAAAGGAGAACGAAAACAATGTTAGAATCCAGTTACAAAACCCAGGAAGAGATCCCCGAAGGGCTCCGAGACCACTATGAAGAGAAAGACGGCGCTTGGGTGCTTCAGGGATTCGTTGCAAAAGGGAAGCTCGATGAGTTCCGGACGAACAACCGGAACTTGGCAAAGGAAAAGGATGAATTACAAACTCAGCTTTTGAAGTTCAAGGATATCGACCCGGAAAAGTATTCAGAAGCCGTTGCCAAACTTCAGGCGCTGGAAAATGATCGCTTGGCCGAAGCCGGTGAGTGGAAAGTATTGAAGGCCAACTTGGAACAGCAGCATCTTGACCAGCTTAAAACTGAAAAAGAGAAGGTGGCGGCTGTACAGGCCGGGTGGAATGCAGAAAAGATTTCAAATCAAACGGCGATGCTCGTTACCAGACATGCCCTTCCCGCGGAGGGGAACATGAAGTATGTGCAGAACGATGTAATGGAATTGGCGAGCATTGATCCGGAAACGCAGGAAATTGTATTCCTGGATGACAAAGGTCTTCCGAAGAAGAATGAGGCCGGGGATGCGAATCTTGGATTGGAGGAGTTTTTGACGAAGACATATATTCCGACTTCGCAATTATTCCAAAAGTCTGAAGGCGGCGGTGCAATAGGTGGCGTACATATCCCGATGACCGGCGCAGGGCAGGTGAGTATTGATCATATTTCCGGGCAGGATATTTCCGGGGAAACGATTGAAAGTCTGGCCACTGGAAAATTGAAAGCAGTATAAGAAAATACTGGCAATAGTTAATTAGTAGCCTCCTGACCGTAGTCACGTGGCGCGTCCCCGTAGGGATTTCCCATTAATTTTAAATGCCGGGGATTACCCTGGTGATTACACAGGAGGTTATGTATCATGGCATCAAACAACACACTGACGAGTATTTTAACTCAAATTTTGGCGCGGGGCATGATGTGCCTGCGTCCCGAAGTCCTTATGACCAGATTGGTTAATACGGACTATTCCCTTGAGGCAAAGAAAAAAGGACAGACGATTGATATTCCGCTGTCTTCCGCACAGACGGCCGAAGATGTGGCGCCTGCGGCGACTGTAACGGTGCCCCCTGGCCAAGAATCCACTACGGCGCAGATTGCGTTGGATAATTGGAAACATACCGATTTCGCTTTGAGCGATCTTGAGGTTGGCCGTATTCGGGCTGATCAGGATTTCATACCGCTTCAAATGGAAGAGGCATTCAAGGCTCTTGCCAAAGAAATCAATGATTCCGTTTTCGCCACCTATCCTGGCATTTATGGATATGTGGGAACAGCGGGAATCACTCCTTTCGGTTCTGGCGTAGAAGTTGCCAGTGCCACCAATCTTCGTAAAACCCTTCTTGAACAGTATTGCCCGCGTGAAAATCGTAGGGGTATTCTGGACTATGCTGCAGAAGCAGCTGCATTGAATCTGGCTCCTTTTTCTGATGCTGAGAAAAGGGGATCTGCGGGAACCAAATCCACTGGTAATCTGGGCCAGATATTCGGCTTTGATTGGTATGGGG